TGGTCATGCAAGTTTGCAGTTCAGAATCAAAGCTCCAATCTTTGTTGCAAGACAACTTGTGAAACACCAAGTCGGTTTGGTGTGGAATGAAGTATCAAGACGTTATGTAGATGATGAACCAGAGTTTTATATTCCACAAGAGTGGAGATTGAAAGCAGATAATAAGAAACAAGGTTCATCTGATGAAACTATAGAATATAGTCTTGGTTCTACTTTAGAATTTATTAAGACAACATATCAAAATATGTTGAAAGCAAATATTGCACCAGAGATGGCAAGAATGATACTACCACAGAACCTATATACAGAGTGGTATTGGTCTGGAAGTCTTATGGCCTTTGTAAGAGTATGTAATCTAAGATGTAAAGATGATACACAGAAAGAAACACAACATATTGCAGATTGTATTGATTGGCATCTGCATAGTAAGTTTCCAATATCGTGGGAGGCGTTAAGAGATTTTGATTAAGCATATAGTCTATGGAAACGGAGAGTCAAGACCCAAAGATAAAATTATAGGGGGTGAGTGGTCAACCACATGGGGGTGTAATGCAATCTATCGTGATTTTGCAGTTGACAATCTCGTTTCTGTAGACTATCCCATGCAACAAGAAATATATGAATCTGGTTATGCTATGAAAAACAAATGTTGGTTTTCTGATTGGGAATTATTACCAGCAGGATTTAATGTTTCAATGATGTTAGCAGGTAATAAAGACCCAGTATATGAAACATGGCAAGGTAATAAAAAGAGTTGTGTAGTACAAGGTAAAACACAAGACACAGTTGAAGCAAATATACAAGAGGCAAAAATATACAATCCAGATATTGATGTAGAAGACTTGAGAAGAAAGGCTGAAAAAGATGTTGGAATGTATATTACTTGGGTTGATGAGTACAATGACCAAGTAATTAATATTGACTATCCTAGAGGGTGGTCAGCAGGGAATACTGCATTATATCTTGCTTGCAAGTGTGGTGCAGAGGAAGTGTATATGTGTGGGTTTGATGGAACTGAATATTCTAAACCACTAAATAACATATACAAGGGTAGTAAGAATTATCTGCCCGAAGATAGTCGTGGGTTTAACACGATTAACTGGGATAACCAATTTAGAATGTTACAGAGGGATTTTCCTAAAGTACAATTTTATAAGGTTGGAACAGATTTAACATACGAAGAACTATACAATAGCATACGATAACATAAGGAGATATATATGTCGTTAGAAAGCCTAAAGAGAAGCAATTCTCTAGATAAGTTACTTGGCGAAGTACAGAAAGAAAACGCACCTCAAGAGAAAAAGTCATATAAAGACGAAAGATTGTGGAAACCAGAAGTAGATAAATCTGGTAATGGTTATGCAGTTATTCGTTTTCTACCAGCAGTAGAGGGTGAGGATATGCCTTGGGCAAAGGTCTGGAATCATGCATTTCAAGGCCCGACTGGTCAATGGTATATTGAAAACTCTTTGACAACTCTTGGACAAAAAGACCCAGTTTCAGAAATGAATAGTGCATACTGGAATACTGGAATTGAGTCTGACAAAGAAATCGCCAGAAAACAGAAAAGAAAGTTACAGTATTTCTCTAATATCTATGTGGTGTCTGATTCAAAACACCCAGAGAATGAGGGTAAAGTATTCTTGTTCCGTTATGGAAAGAAAATCTTTGATAAGATTATGGCTGCAATGCAACCAGAGTTTGAAGATGAAAAGGCAATCAATCCTTTTGATTTTTGGGAAGGTGCAAACTTTAAACTAAAAATCAGAAAAGTTGCTGGGTTCTGGAACTACGATAGTTCTGACTTTGATACTTCATCTGCATTGTTTGATAATGATGAAAAGATTGAAGAAGTGTGGAAATCACAGTATCCTCTAAATGAGTTTACTGCTGCTTCTAACTTCAAGTCTTATGAAGAACTCAAGACTCGTCTTGATGCAGTTCTATCTGGTAGTGTTACTGTTGGTAATGTTGCAGAACAGATGGAAGATGCACCTATCGCTGCACCAGTAGTTGATACAAAACCAGTAGAGTCTACTTCTACAAAAGAAGAAGAAGATGATACTATGGATTACTTTGCAAAACTTGCTGGGTAGTTACAAAACACTTTACTAGAAAGAGGGGGAAACCCCTCTTTTTTTATATCGCATATCTAGAAACTCTATTAAACATTGGGTCTGCTTCAACAATGACATTATTACTTGAAGTTGAACTATTGTTATTTACAGGCGCATTTGTAGTAGATGGTGCATTTACTACGATAGGTTGACCACCACCAGCACTTTGATTTAGTGGGGATATTTGTCCACTCTCACCAAAATCTTCCATAGCTAATCGTTCTTCTATTCTTAACTGTTTTCTTGCAGATTTTTCTTTTCGTTTTCTAATCTGTCGGTCTTTATGTGTTTCAAAATTTGCAAGAGTTGTTGTTGTACCATCTGGATTTTGCCTCATAAACTTAGAATCATATGCTTTGTTACCAGCACCACCAAATGCATCAAGGCCTGGGTCAGTACCATCATCTGCAATTGCAGCACCTTTACCACCAAAGTCATCTACTGTAATTGGAGCAGGAGCAGCCGCATCATCTGAAAATGATGATCCAAGTTTTTCTTCTTCAGTCTGTTCTCCAAGTAAGAAAGCAGCAGCCTTTCTTCCAGCAACATCACCACCAAAGTAACCTAATACACCACCTAGTAGACCACCACCAATAGTACCAACGCCAGGAAATGCAGCAGTACCTAACGCAGCTCCTAGTGCAGCAAAACCAGCAGAACCAAGAGTACCACCAAGTAATCCACCAAATGCTTTTATCTTATCATCTTTAGACATTGAGTCATCCATGAGAATTGCGATACCTTGACCAGCAGCGAGTGCTGCACCAAGCCCAGGCACTAACTTTGCAGCAAGACCCAATCGTGGAAATGCCTTAAACGCTTTTGCAGCAGAAGCAGCAAGGTTTTTACCAGTACCTTTTATTGCTTTTGTTGCTTTACCAGCACCACTTGCAACATCTTTACCCATCGCTGCACCTAGTTTACCAACACCTTTTACTGCCTTCTCTGGAGCAGAATGAAGTGCAGCTGCACCAGTTTTTACTGCACTCACACCTTTTTTTGCAACGTCAAGAGCACCCTTTGCAATGTTCTTTGCAGACTCCATTAGTTTTGCGCCTGCACCTTTAACCATGTCTAATCCCTTAGATGCAAATCCAGTTATACTACTCATGAATCCTTTGAGAGAAGCACCTAACCCAGCAAATGCAGTTACAGCACCCTTTAACATTCCACCTTTACCAAGAAATCGACCTAAACCTTTTTTACCACCAAAACCAGTAACAGCAGAAAGTAAACTACCAATTCCTGTCAAAAGTCCTACAAATTTAAATGCAACAAAAAGTGCTAATGCAGCACCAAGACCAAGAACAATTTTACCTATACCACTTTCGTCACCAAATAGTTTTTTGATACCACCAAAGAAACTGCCTTCTTCACCAAAGAAAGCATTATAAAATTCTTGTAGTTTTGGAATAAGTGTGTCAAATATATAATCTGTTATCTTTTGAAAAGTATCACTCTGTAGAAAAGCACCAATTGCTAGAAATGCAGCACCACTAAGTGCAGCTACTCCGCCTGGGCCTAAGACACCCTTTAAATTCTTACCTATACCACCAAGAGCACCAAGCATATTTTTGAAAGTACTACCACGCTCCTTATCAATTCTTTTTTGTTCTTTATTTATTTCTTCTTGACCAGCTTTAGATATTCCATCTCTTTTTGCAGATTGTTTTCGTAAATCAAGTTCTTTTTGTGCAATGTCTAATTGTGCCTCATTATATTTTTTACTGTCAGTTGCAACACCACCTTGTGCTTCTATTTCTGCTTTTTGTTTTTCTAAAGCATCTTTCATTTCTTGGATACCAGATTTTGTATCTTTATTAGTCTGTGCATCTTCTTTAGTTTGATTGTTCATCTGTAAGATAGCATTTTTAGTTTCTTGACCTTGTTTATATTCCTCTTTCCTATCATTCCTTGCTTCTTCTAGTTTCTGTATAGTTTCTTTTTGTGTTTGATGTTGCTCTGCTAATCTCTTAACATTTTCTTTATCATTTTTATCTAACTTTTTTAATTCTTCCAGAGTTGCGGCTGCAGCATTTTTTGCCTCAAGAACTGCATCATTTTGTGCTTTTAATTCTGCAATACGAGAACGTCTTTGTTCATCTTGTTCAGCTTTGCTATTTTCTTTTAACTGCACAATCAGTCTATCAAAACCTTTATTAAATGCTGGAACTACTGGTTCTTCTGCCATTACTTCTTACCTTTACCCATTGCCTGTGTACCGAAGAAGGCTGCAACTATAGCTGCAACTGATACAAAGTAAACACTTGCCATATCACCTAGTATCTTACTTGCTTGGTCTAAACCTAATGCCATTGCAAGTACAACTGCAAAAGGATAAAGTAACATACCACCTAGTGCGAACCAAGCCATCTTACGTTGTGCATCTCGCATTGCATCTGCATCTTCTAATTCTTTTCTTTTAAATTCCATATCCATTTCATATTCCTCTAAAGAAATATGTCCATCACCATTGGTGTCTTTTGCTGCAATCTTTGGGTCTACAGTTTTTGTTACTTCTGACATCAGCTCTCCCCCTAATGTTGTCTGTTTCTTGTTTCCTCTTGTTTAATTCTTTCTTCTTCCTCTTTAATATATTCAATCAACATACCAACATAGATTTCTCTTTCCCACGGCATCATATTATCAAGTTCTGTCAAACTATACTTATGGTGTTGCATCATACCAAAGTTAGTTTTATAATAGTTATACAGACTATCGTGAGATAGTCCTATCCTAAAAAATCTTGGAGGCCCTCCAGAACCACCTCATTTTTCTTTTTAGTCTTTGGATTAGTTACGTTAATTACATGACGTAACTTTGGTGCAGTTTGAAAAAATTCAGTAATACTCTCAAACTGCGTTGTAGAAAGACTATCCATAAACTCATCAATTTCTTTATCTGACATATCAACTCTATGATACACATCATCACCATCATGTATTTCGTGTACACAGTTATTTATGACATGAAACAATGTTTCCATCTCTGAAGCACCACTTTTTAATCCTTCCATGTCAGATAAAATAGGATATCTAAAATGAACTTGAATTGTATCAGTCAACTCTACAATATTAGTATGATTTTCTGTCATGTTTACAGAAATATCTTCAATGTTTAATTCATACGGAACTTGTGTTTTTCCATCATCTGGACATATGATATTAATTGTAGTTGATTCACCAACAGACTTTGCTCTGATTTGTAAGAATAAATATTCTATGTCAAATACTGGAGAGTTTTCTGCATCAACTTTTCCAAAAGTACAAGAAGAAACTAAATCTTTCATTGCTGAATATATTTGTGTGTCTTCTCCAGACTCTTGAGCCATCATAAGTATTTTTTGTTCTTTGATGAGAAAAGGTCTAAACTTTAGTTTTTCTCCAGTAGAGGGTAGTTCCAACTGGTAAGTTGGACTATTAAGTTTTGGTAATGCCATAATATTTCATCCTTTATTATATTATAATCTGCGTAATACTGATGGTATTTGTGAAGTAATCCTTCTTGTTACAGTATTCACAGCACGTTCTGCAATTCTATCAAGTAGAGGTTTTGGTAAGTTTGCCTCGTCTGTTAAATTCTTCCAATATCTATATGAAAAAGTGACTCCAATTGTTTGATAACTACCACCTTGACCATATTGTAATTGTTGTTGAGCAATTGACTTAGGAAATGCTTCAACAAGTTCTACACCATATACTTTATTATCTTGTTCATCTAATGTATGTATCTGTACACTTCCAACATAATCATTGTAGTATCCTAATGACCAAGTTTGTGTATTAAATGCAAGTCTTTGCCATGTTTCAATATACTTCTTTTCTTTCATATCAGTTGAACATTGAAAAGTTGCAGATATATCTCCAAAACTATAACCACTTACCATTTCTCTTTCAGGCCCATACACATTAGAGTCTGGAGTTGTATCTAGATTTCTGCCTGGCAAAGAAATATTTTCACATCTAAGTCCAGTTGCACGAACAGTACCATCTCCTAAAAATTCACCCATAATTTTTGAGAATATGTTTGTGCTTTTTGATGTGCCTGTACCAGCAGTTCCAGTAGGTGGAAGTAATGTTACTTCATATCTGTTAGGTCTGGATATACCATCTTTACTACGACCTAAACCAAGTATTTCATTTAAAGAACCATATGCAACAGCATCTACTAATCCACCAAAATTAAACTTAGACATTATATCATACTCCTACTATCTCTATACACTTCTGCAGCAGATGCTTTCTTAAATCTTGCGACTGGTAGTAAAGCTGCGACTGTGAACTCATCTGCATCTATTCTACGAAATTGTGTTTTAACTCTACCAGCAAGATATCGTTTAAGTGCTGGTTTAATTAGATTAACTTTTTTTAGTTTACTATAATCAACTGCAAGTCTAGTACTTTCATCAAACTTTGTATTATTACTATAATCAACAACTCTATCTAATAATTGCAATCTTAATGCCATAGGTAGATAGTGAAAGTTTATACCTAGAAATCCATCAGGATAATTCTCTAGTGGTAAGACCAATGGAAATGTGTCATAATAAGGTAGTGTCTTTTTATATTTAGGGTCATAAAAGAACATATTCAATCGACCAAAGAAAGGATTGTTATCTCTTTTTCCATCTCGTATTAAATCCATTGCCCCAGGCGTACCAAATTCTTTAATTTTATCACGATACCATTGTGTAGATTTTGGTCTACCTTTTGCAGCTTTTACGACTGATTGTATAAATTTACTCTTTGCCATACTACTATTTATACTTTATATTCAGATGGTCTTCAGTAAGAATTTTAAATTCCATACCATGATCTAAACAAAACTCATTTGCAGATTTCCACTTAGCTTCATTGATAGTCCATGTCTTGACCTCATTTAACCATCTCTTAGTTCTTCTTGGTGGATTTGCTGGTGGTGATTTGCATTGATACTTAGGTTTTACCTCTACGATAAATTTTTTAATAGTACCATTTGCTTGTCGAACTTTCATATAGAAGTCTGGAAAGTATCTATGCACTCTATTATCCCAAGGCGATACATAAGGTATAATGATTTCTTCTGAACCCCACTCAAGTATTTTTTCGTTCATATCACAGTAAACCATAAGTTTACGCTCCCAAAGAGAACGATATATAATTTTGGTTGGATTACCCTTATATTTTTTAGGGTTACTAGGAATGTATTTACCACTATACGCCATGTTTATCTTTATAAATAGAAGTTACAGGAGTATTTATACATGGCATTAGACTTATTAAAAGGTGCGGCTCAAGGTATCGTTGGTAAAGGATTACGAAAAGTTGCTGGTAATCTGCCTGGCTTGTTAGGATTAAATAAGGGTAGGGGTGGAAACAGTTCTGATACTGCCTCACTTGAAAGCACAAAGTACACGACTAAAGCATATTCTTTCCCTGGCGATGTTGCGGCTCAGCCCGGCACAGGAAATCAAGGACATTATATTATGTTCTTTATTAATCAACAACAAAATGCAAAGTTAGGTTTTGGTGGTGAGAAACTTGGTGCTGGACAAAAGTCAATGGAAGAAGAAGCAGCAAAGACAAAAACAAAACCAGAAAACATACCAGCACAAGTTAATGCAAGTATGAATCCTAATGAAATGAGAGCTGTGTCATTAAAAAAGACTCAAAATAAATTTAAATATTCTAGTAAAAAAGGTTCTACACTTTCTGTACCAAGACCACCCACAGTAAGACTTGATACTGCGATTACATTATATATGCCTCAAATGGTTGCTGTTACTACCTCTGCACAATACCAAGATGAAGTTGTTGGAGATGCAGCTGCAGCTGGAGCAAATGTTTATCAAGAAATATTAAATGGACAAAAATCTGGATTAGATATTGCAAAAGATGCTATGAAAAGATTGGGTAAAGATATTGGTGAGGGTATGATTAACAAAGGTATAGGTGCATTGTCAATTATCCCCGGCATAGAGGGTGCAAAAGATGTGTTCTTTGCACAAAGAGGTTTTATCAAAGCACCAAAGATGGAACTGTTTTTTAAAGGTATAGGTAAAAGAAAATTTCAATATACATTTAAAATGGTGCCTAGAAATGATGCAGAAATGCAAGAGATAAGAAAGATTGTTCAAGCATTTAGATTGAATATGTTACCAGAGTTTGAAGATGGAGATAGAGCATCTAGACGATTAACAATTCCAAATACATTTGACATTCAGTATATGTACAATGGAAAAGTAAATCAATATCTACATAAGATATCTACTTGTGTATTAGAAAGTTGTGATGTTAAATTTAGTGGTGAGGGTAAGTATCAAACTTTTACAGCAGATGATGATGGTGCTCCACCAACAGTTACAGAAATGTCACTTAATTTCCAAGAGATGGAGATTATTACAAAAGAAAGAGTTGCAGAGGGTTACTAATGTATTTTAAAAACTTTCCTACAATACCATATGATGCAGTTGGTCAAGGACAAACAAAAGATGTTAAAAATATTCTAAGACGAGTGGG